AGTTGAATGCGCAAGGTGAATTTGAAGATTTTAGAGTCTCTCTTGATCAACAAAGTCCCGAAGCTTATGCTGCGCGTGAACAAATTTGGTTAGATATTCGACAAGGTTATGATACTGGTGATAGTTTTAAGAGATTACAAAAATCTATTTCTAATTTTTCCACAGCTCGTCGTTCTCGAATGATTCCTGAGAGTGGGAATATTAAGCAACTTGAAGATCTTGTCATTTTAAACGACATCCGACCGCAAATGTCTGTAAAACTACCATCCACTACCAAAATGGTAAAAGAAGAAATGTTGTTGAATCAATCTCAGATGATGATAGAAGAAAGCTCCAAAAAGAAGAGTCTTCAACTTTCAGAACCGAAGCCAACGAGAGTTCCATCACTCGTGACGCCCAAACCAACTCCTCCTCAGCCACGAGCCCCCAAAGTCGGGCATGTTCAAATTCTCAAACCTACCAAGAATTTGGAGGAGATTGTTCAATTGAAGGAGACTATTCATCTTATGTCGATTCAATTAGAAGAAGTGATGAATACCTTAGCAGTAAAGAAGCCTCAACCAACCTTATCCACAGAGAAGTTGATGAGTGCGCCTGCAATTCAATCACGACCTCAAGCGACCTTATCAACAGAGAAGTCGATGAAGTCTTCCAACATGAATCCCAACCCTGGCCCCTTGAAGAAGACGAACCCGGACAAGGTGTTCTCTTCAGAATCAATCGACCAGTCAGTAGCCTCTTCCTCGGAAACCCCGGCCTTATTACGTTCAAAGAAAACTCGTCGTGGGAAGAAGAAGAAGGGTTCGAATACTCCTCAATAATAGGTTCTTGTCGTTATCGTTTTCCTTCAGTAGTTCAAGTATGTCGTGCTCGTACCCCTGAAGGAATTGCACAATCTTCTGAATTTTATTATTCCAGCTCGAAAGCTCCTCAATCTGAGGTTCTGACTGATGCGGATATTTTTCGTTATTACACATCTCGAAGATCAAGTGCTCCTCGACCTTATCGAGTAGATATTTATGAAGATAATCTACTTCAACGATATCTAGTCAATACTTTTCGTCCACGTATTATGAGTTATGATCGTTATTTTGATGGTAATTCAATTTCGCTCGAAGCTTTTGAAACTTTCTATTCTATGTTAGAAGATTCGAAATCTCCTGGTGCTCCAGCAGTTTATTTATATCCTAATAACCAAGCTGCTCGGATCGCAAAGAGCGAATTTTATGCTGAACTTAATTCTCGAGTTGAAGCCTTGATAGAGCTTGGTAGTTATTTAATTGACAATCATGCCGATTTATCCGAGATATTTGGTTTTAATGATGACGATCCTGATCGTGTTTTATCATTATCAAAAAGACTATTTACTCAAGGTTATTGTGACTCAGTTCTCCTTAAGGTTAAGGGTGAACCTCGTAAGCTTGGTAAATATCCTAGATTAGTATGTATGGTATCCTCTCTTGATGTTACCATCGATCGTATGTTTCATCATAATCTAGTAATACATGAGAAAGAGCAAGATTGTTACAAGATTGGAACGGCCACTTCTTTGAATATTACCACTCCTGCTTCAACTGATCGTATGACTCAAAAGTTTCGTTCCCACCAACCACTCGTTTCTACCGATGTTCAAGGTTGGGAATACACTACTGACACATACGATATGTATTGCTGTGCAATTAAACATCTTTACTCTGGTGGATTTTTGAGCATTCATATGGAAGAAGATAAAATCTTATTTCCTGATTTGACCGAATCCCCTCGTGGTAAAGTTGCACGTATTATTTTAGCTCGTGCTTTTGTCTCATGCTTTCGTATTATTTCCACTGAAGAAGGATCACTCTTATGTAGTCCCCCTGGTTTAATGTCATCTGGCGGCTATTTAACTTTTTCTAATAATTCATTTATAAGAAGTTTCAAAACTGTCCAAGCTACTTTACTCAGTGATGTTAATTTGAGAGCAGTTGATCTTCATCGAGAAGACCCTCCTGAGGGTCTATTTAATTTCTCTTGTGGTGATGATAATCTCAATAATTCTAAACCTTTGTTTGTAAGCGATTTAGGTTACCAACGTTTAGGTTTAGTAATTACTGATAAGTTGCTACAAGTAAATACCTTTAGTTTTTGTTCCACTCATTTTGAAACCAACAATTCTTACGGTGAGAGCATTGATAAGTTCTTTGCTCATGCTATGTTTTCAAAGACAGCTCTTGTCGATTTGATAATAGCATTGGAAAACAATTTTCGTTTCCACCCAAAGTTTAGTTATTATTATGATCTTTTACAAAGAGAACTCTCTTAACGCGTTTAGCCTTGGCGTACACCATTAAGCTACTATAAATGGTGAAAATATTATAATAACAATGCCACGTCGTACAAAAACTTCCACTCAGTTAAGTCAAACAACTAAGACTAAAACTATTCAAAAACCTGTTCCAGTTCCTCGGCCTCAACCACTGAAGCCACAACAAGCCGATCCAATGGTCCACAATGTTTGTGGCCTTGTTGATCCTTGGTGTGTTCATGCTCGTGGTGCTAAGTATATGGATGAATCTTCAGCACGAACTCTCCCGTTCACTGTTCATTATTCACGTACTTTGAGTTCCGATGCGAACGGCGGTTTGTCATTCTTGTTTTCACCAAGAATGGCTAGTGACGGTTCTGGACAAACTAGCACTGGTGTTGTGAGTTCTGTGAACGTATCAACTTTAGGTGCTAATTATGACGGTGCCGTTGTTAGTACTCTTAGTGGTGTGCAAAAGTATCGGATTGTTTCTGCCGGTTTACGTATTAAACGTATTTCTCCAAGTTTAACCACTTCTGGAGTTTTATATGTTCGATCATATGCATTTCCTGAATATGGTAATTTAGGTGTGTATACAATTGATAATTATGCGGCATCTCAAATCGTTAATGTTCCTTTAATACAAGCGAACGACGTAACGATTGTTGCAGAACATTCATCTCAAATGCCTCAAACTTTTTACAACCTTGCTGCTAATCCTGCCAACTCTTTTACCGGTGCTGGTTTTAACAACATTACGGTTGGAGTTATTGGAGCTCCCGCTTCTACTCCCGTCTTGTTTGTTGAATTTATCATGCATGTTGAATATATGTTTGACGACACTGCTCCTCTTGCCTTAGCTGCTACTCC